CTGACCAAGACTCTTCCTCTTCTAGGAAAAGCGCTTGATCTTGGTTTGATAGAAACTCGTTTCTGTGTACCCCGTGAGTTCAAAAGCGCTCACAAGTGTACAGGTATACCTGCGTTTTTGCAGACGTACTTCAAACGAGTGTTCGATGGGGATGGTATGCTTCTGGAGCAGGCAGACCCAGGTGCTGTAAAGCACCTGCGTCAAGTCCTGTTCATGCTCTACAAGCTCGAGTTGCCTTATTCGAAAACTTCGGAAGAGCGAGTAATCGCTTCCTTCGTGGCTACGGAAAGGGAACTTGAACTCGGCAGTGATAGTGCGACCGACGACCTTTTGGCCGCCGCTTCGTATATCATCCGCGATGTCCTGACGGGTTTCGACCCTATGGATATCATGCCAAAGCATGGTCCAGGAGCCGTTGCGACGGGGGAACGTTTGGAAGAAAAGTGGCTGTTCAAGCGACTTTACTCCCAAATCAACCGCGTCTACCCCTACTACGACTACTATATCGTAGGACGGGGGAGAGAGCTGTTGGATCGATTGGGCTGGTACAAGTCTATGGAACGTCGGGATTCCGGCGTTGCAAAGGTTGTATTGGTCCCAAAAGATTCGCGAGGTCCACGTCTTATATCTTGTGAACCATTGGAATACCAGTGGATACAACAGGGTCTGGGACGAAAGTTGGTTGAGCACTTAGAATCCTCACGGATGACTAAGGGCCAGATCAACTTTACTAACCAAGAGATTAATCGTGATCTTGCCCTTACGTCATCACTGACGCAGGAGTTTGCCACGCTTGATCTCAAGGAGGCCTCGGATCGTGTCTCAGTTGACCTTGTTAAGCGTCTCTTCGCTAATAACGAAGATGTGCTCAAGGCCCTCTTAGCCACGAGAACGACTGCTACGAAGCTTCCAGATGGAAGCATATTTCCCTTAAACAAATTTGCTCCTATGGGATCAGCTTTATGCTTTCCCGTTGAAGCTTTTTGTTTTTGGGCAATAGCCGTAGCTGCCATAGCTCGCCGTTTTCGGCTGCAGCGCCAGGAAGTCGGACGTAGAGTCTTTGTCTATGGGGATGATATTATTGTCCCCACAGAATGGGCCTCTACGGTAGTAGATGGTCTTGAGTTAAGTCGACTTAAGGTCAACTTAGCCAAGTCATGTACTACGGGTTTCTTTAGAGAGTCATGTGGTATGGACGCTTTTAAGGGCGTTCCAGTTACACCAACTCGTATAAAGAAACTCTGGGTCAAGTCGCGTAATGGTAGCGTGTATGCTGCGTACCTTTCTTTCGCACAACAAATGTACGATAAAGGGTACACTCAGACAGCAGATCTTGTATGGAAGAGGGTAGAGAAAATCTATGGGTTTATTCCCTATGGAGTTTCTACTAGTCCTTTCCCATGTAAGACTGTTTCCACCTTTGAATTGGCAAGGGCCCTTAATAGGGGTCATGTCAAAATGAGATGGAATGCTGACTTCCAGCGAACAGAGTTTTCGGTTCTTGTGCTTAAAGGCATGAAAATCGCATCTACTCTGGACGATTGGACTCGAGCTCTAAGAAACTTTGTTTCAAGGAGGCTCGATGAACCTACGCGCGTCGTGATTCCGTCCTCGACGAAAATCCAGCGACGGTGGAGTTCGATTTAGCTTCGGCTAGGTCGATAATGTTCCTTTCTGCCTGTAAAGGCGGTTTGGTTCTGGATGGG